AATTATCTCTTATTTCTTTAACTCTACTCATTTAATTCCTAGTTCTTTTTCAGTAACTACTTTAAATTCCCATTGACGATCTGCACACCATTCTCTTGCTTCTTTCCATTTTGCTTGGTTCTTAGCATATTCAAATGCTTCACGAATATATCCTTTAGTTTGCCTTTTTGGTTTTTTAGGTGGACTACATTGTTTTAAAGGTTTAACCTCAATAACATATTTTTTTATAGCACCGTCAGTTTCTTTTACCTTCATGTAGAAATCTGGAAAGTATCTGTGAGATCTTTGATCTACGGGAGACACATAAGGTATTGCTATTTCTTCACTTGCCCATTCTAATACGTTTGCATTTTTATCACAGTAAACCATAAACTTTCTTTCCCATAATGATCGAAATACTATATTAGTAGGATCACCTTTATACTTGTGAGGAAAAGTTGGATAATACTTTCCTTTATAAGCCATCTAAATAGAAATGATATAATACATCTATTTAGAGTGTCAGCTCCAATTCCAAAGAAAATATCTCAAATATTACCAAAGTTTCAGAATGTTGCTCAAAGTTCTCATTATCTGGTTAAGTTTGGTTTGCCTGGTGGTGGTTTACGAAAATCATTAAGAAGTAAAGGTGTAGATTATAGATTTCATACACATGATATAGGATTACTTTGCAATTCTGCAGTTTTGCCTGGATCTACTTTTGCTACAGAAGTAGTTCAAGGTGAATTTCAAGGTGTAACTGAGACGATACCACATACAAGAAATTTTACTAGAATTAAATTAGAGTTTTATGTAGATAATGAATATAGAACACTTAAGTTCTTAGAGCATTGGATGGAATATATTACAGGAGCATCTTCAGCAGATTCTGCTGCTGGTGGATATAATTTTAAATTAAATTATCCAGAGAGTTATAGATCGCAGACAACTAAGATAGTTAAGTTTGAAAAAAATTATCGACAAAATATGGAGTGGAATTTTGTAGGATTATATCCTATTGCATTAGATTCTACTAGAGTTCAGTATCAAAGTTCTCAAGTATTAAAAGCAAGTTGTGCATTTGCCTTTGAAAGATATGTTTGTGGAAGAGCAGATTCATTCTCTCAAGCTAAAGGTGTTGCTAAGAATACAACAGGACCTTATGCTGAAGATGCTGCAGCACATAAACAAAAAATCCTAATGTTAAATCCATCTACTCCTCCGAATGATCAAAGAGTGGATGAATTGAAAAAGAATTCTTCTGTGAATAAAAAAGATCAAGGTATTGAAACTGCATCGTATTGGCAAGATCCTTTTTCTGGTTACACAGTTACTGAAGGATATTTTAGCAAATAAAATAATTTTAAATTACCTCTATAAATAAAACTACTTGAACTGAGCATATTATGCCTTTACCAAAGATTGCGACTCCTTCTTATGAGTTAGTTGTTCCTTCTACCAAGAAGAAAATTAAATACAGACCTTTCTTAGTTAAGGAAGAAAAGGTTTTGATTATTGCTATGGAGAGTCAGGACAATAAACAAATAGCAAATGCTATTAAAGATGTTCTTTCTGCTTGTATTTTGTCTAAGGGTGTGAAAGTTAATGATCTTTCTACTTTTGATATTGAATATCTATTCCTCAACATTCGTGGTAAGTCTGTTGGAGAAGAGGTTGAAGTTATGGTTACTTGCCCAGATGATGGGGAAACACAGGTTCCTACAACTATTAATTTAGATGATATAAAGGTCAACATTAATGAGGATCATACTCCAGATATTAAATTAGATGATCAATATACTTTGAGAATGAAGTATCCTTCTATGGAAGAGTTTATTAAAACTAATTTTTCTATGGATGGAGATGTGAATGTTGATGATACATTTAAGTTGATTGCATCATGTGTTGAACAAGTTTATTCTGAAGAAGAATCTTGGGCTGGTGCTGATTGTACAAAGAAAGAATTATCTGATTTTGTAGAATCACTTAATTCAAAGCAATTTAAAGATATTGAAAAATTCTTTGATACTATGCCTAAATTGTCACATACTGTTAAGGTGACTAATCCAAAAACAAAAAAGGAAAATGAAATAGTGTTGGAGGGTCTGCAAAGTTTTTTCGCATAAGTATGTCTCATGAAGATCTTGAGTCATACTATAAAATTAATTTTGCTTTGATGCAACACCATAAATATAGCTTAACGGAGTTAGAAAATATGATGCCTTGGGAAAGAGAAATTTATCTCGCACTCCTACAGCAATATATTGAAGAAGAAAATTTAAAGCAACAACAAAATGGCTGAACCCATTCAATCACCAATAGGAGGAGGAATCCGTGCTGTTAGAAACACAGTTTCTAGTAGTATATTTACTGGTGGTGGTGTTGTAAGACAAAGACAAGATTCTGTAGCAGCAAATGCAACAGTTAGAAATTCTGCGTTATTGGGTGGTATTGCATCTCAAGTTAGTAATGTAAGTCAACAGACAATCGAGTTAAATAAGTCTTTACAAATTATTTCACAAAGTTTAGCAGTTGGTGCTAATTTAGATAGACAAAGAGAAGCAGCAAATGCTCAAAGACAAAGGAGGTTAATAAGTCAAGGATTAGCAGATGCAAATGAGCAAAGCATAGAGAGTAAGATTAGAGATTCTTTAATGGAGCCTGTTAAGAATATAGGTAAGAAAGTACAGTTTGGGTTAGGTAAATTAGTTAATGTATTTTTTATATTAGCTGGTGGTTGGTTATTAGAAAAAACAGTTAATCTGCTTAAGGCATTATCTGGTGATAATCAAGAGAAGTTTGTACAGATAAGAAATGATTTAATAAAGGGATTATTAGTAATTGGAGGAACGGTTGCTCTTGTTACCGCAGGAATGGGAGGTCTGACCATAGGTATAGGCAAACTCGCTTTGGCATTAGGGTCAGTTGCTCTTGGTGGTATATTAATAAGACCATTAGATAAATTAAAGAATGCGATATTTGGTGTTGCCAGAAATGCAAAGGGAATGCGACCACCTACGGGAGGTTCTATACCAGCTCCAGGAGGAAGAAAACCGAACGTATCATCAACAGGACCTCAAGGTAGTACTCCTGTTGGATCTAAACAATTCCAAAATAAAGGGGCTGGTACTCTTAATAAGGTTTCAGTATTTGTTACTTCCATGTTTGGTGTGAAAAATGTACTTGAAGGGAAACCTTTCCAGTATGAAATTTTTGATCAAGCTGCAGGATGGGCTGGTGCTAGTGCTGGAGGTAAACTTGGTTCTAAAATTCCTGGACCTCCTTGGTTTAAAGCATTAGCAGGTGCAATTACTAGTATAATTTTCTTCCAAGGGGGTTATGGGGGTAGGCAAACTGTATCGGATATAGTAGGTGAAGATAAATTAAATGAACTTCAAGAGGAATTGAAATCAGGTAATGTAATGCCTGGAATGATGAGTCCTGTAACGGATCAAGATTTACTTAATGAGATTGAAAATCAGAGACCACAAAGAGAAGATTTTAAGATAGGTGGAAGTGGAACACGGGAATATGAGAGAGCTTTAGAAGAATTTGAAGCAGATAAAGGTGGTAGAATAGAAGAATTAAAAGGTAGAATTGAAGCACAGAAAAATCAAGCGAATGTTGATCCAATATCAAAGCAAGATCCAAAGATTGACGCAAAGAATCTTAGAGAACAGAAAACCTCTAGTTTAAGTAAAAAGTTGGGATCTTTGGAGGATCCTAAACCTAGTGTAATTCCATACCCCAATATAGGTGGTGGTGGGGATCCTAATGGTGCAAGTGGAAATGTTGCTGCTGGTGCTGTTGGTGGTGGTGTTCCTGTTATACCAGCATCAAATATAGATAATAGTTATGTATTTCTTGCGTTTAAAAACTATCAGGTAGTTCCAACATAACATGGATCCACAAGCTTTAGTACAATCAACTTCTAGTCTTAATAATATAAGTAGATCATTTAATGGTCTTGCTGCTGGTATTACACGTTCTAGTTTTTTAGCTAGATCTATTGCTAAAACTGTTAAGACTGATAATATAGGTAAAAAGAAACTTTTAACATCTGATGCTACTTATTTTAGGAGAAGAAGAGAATCATTTTTAAGGAGGCGAAGAGAAGATCAACTTGAAGCATCTACAGTTAATGGTGCATCAAAAGCAAGAGGAAAGGCTATAACAAATACTGGAAAGGGAGTTCTAGGTAGGATACTTAATTTTCTTGGAATTGTTTTGATAGGATTTGTGGTTCAAAGATTACCACAGATTCTAAAAGCTATCACTGCGATAATTAAGAGGATTACTCAGGTAATTCAAATTTTTAAGGGATTTATAAATGGTATAATTGGTGTCTTTGACAGTATGTCTAGTAGGTTGGATCAAGTAATTGGAATGCTTCGTTTCTGGGATTTTGATAAACAGAAAGATGAGGCAGAAGATGCTTTCCAAAATGTTACTGATAAACTTAATAATTTGAATACAAGTTTCATTCGTGGTGTTAATAGATATCAGGATGATAAGAATTTGGATGAAGAGATAGAAAGAATTGAGGCTGAATCGCAACAGAAAGAAAGATTCTTTGGGGGTACAGACGATCCAGGTGCAAAAAACCAATGGTGGGATTTTCTTGATATGTTCCCAAATAAAAATAAGACAGAAGGGGAAGGTAATGAAGATGGTGAAAAAGATGATATTAAAGAAGAGGTTAAGAATGAAGTTTTAGAGTATTTTGAGGGAGGAGAAATTAAGGCTGGTCAAACAGCACTTGTGGGTGAAGGTAAGGATGGTAAATCTAAGGATAGGGAATTATTTGTTCCTAAACAGGATGGATTTATTCTTCCAAATAATATAACTGAAAAATTAATGGAAGCATCTAGTTTCTTAGAATCTAATAAATTGAAAAATAGCATGAAATCAACTGCTGAAAACTTCGATATCGGTACTATGACTGATATGATGAAGGGATTTAGTAGTGTATTAGATAGTATGAGTGAAGTTGAAGATCCTTCTAAAAATATTGAAAGTATTGGTGAAGAATTAAAAACAACTCTTCAATCACAAATGCGTGGACTTGTTGAGAGTGGGGAATCTAAAAGTGTAATTGATTCTATTAAAGGTATTAGTAAATCATTAAAACCTGAAATGGAAGGACTTGCTTTTGATTTAAAGGATGTTATTGATGATTCGGATATTAAATCTTTATTTGAATCTACAAAGACAGATTTTGATGGTATTATTAAGGAAATAACACCAGAAAGAAAAGGTCAAAAAATCATGATGCCTCCACCACCAGGATTAGGAGCAGATGCTCAATCTAAGAGTACACCACAACATAGTGGTGGTATATCTAAAGCAGGAGCAAAGGGTGGTGGTGTAAATATAAAGGAATATCATAAACATTTAACAACGTTAATTACGTCATATACTTAAATGGAAGCATTAAAAAGATCGATATACGAAGAGATTATAATTGAATCAACAGATGGTTCAAAGACGATTGATATTGCTCCTGGTACTGTAATGATTGATTATTATGAGGATATATTTTCACCAACTCTTACTGCTAAATTGCAGGTTACTTCTGAAGGAAATACTGTAGAAGGAGATGATGGTGAATTACAATCAATCTATAATGGTCTACCTTTGAGAGGTGGGGAGACTGTTACTATAAAGATTAAGGGTAATAGTGATAATAATCCAGGAATGGATTTATCATTCTTTGTATCTAGTATTAGTAATGTAATTAGTAGAAAGAAATCAGAATCATTTACGTTAAATTTGGTTTCTATTGGTGCAATAACTAATGAAACATCTAGAGTTGGTAGAAAATATCCAACATCTAATAAGATATCAGAATCTATAAAGGATATAATTAAAAATTATTTGATGGATCAACGTGAGGTTGATGTAGATCCAACTCAAAATGTATATGGATTTATCGGCAACATGAGAAAACCATTTACTGTTTTAATGTGGTTGGCATCTAGAGCAGTTCCTGAATCTGCAAAGGACAGTAGTACTTCAGGATATCTATTTTTTGAAACTAAAGATGGATTTCATTTTAGATCTATTGATAGTTTAATAAATTCTGAACCTGCTGCAAGATATTATTCAACTGAAGTTATAAAACAAACAAATACTGATTTTAAAATTATAAGATATAGTACATCTTTAAATGAGGATGTATTAGGTAAACTTCAAAGAGGTGCTTACTGTAGTTACAGAATATTTTTTGATCCATTAACTTTCAGTTATACAGACCCACTTAAAGGTCCATTTACGTCTGAAAATTATGCTAGTAAAGATCCAAAAAAAGGTAAATCTTCAACTTTAGGTAAAGGTGTTAAATTGCCAGGTAATTTGGGAAATACACCTAGTAGATTTGTTACTGCTATTATGGATAGGGGAACTATGGAGAAGGGTGTATCTAAAACAGAAAATGCTGATCCAACTTTTACACAATCTCAAGCACTTATGAGATATAATTCTATATTTTCTCAAAAACTTAGTATGACAGTACCTTCTAATACCAATTTAAAGGCTGGTGATATTATTGAATGTGAATTTGCTCTTGCTTCTGCAAAAGACACAGTTGATACTGAGCAAAGTGGTCTATATATGATTAAAGAACTATGTCCTATAGCAATTGCAGTTACAAGCATTCCTAAAATCAGGAATGGTTGAGCACTGGCTTGATATTTAACATCAAAACTTAATGGATCTCTCAA